GGCCGACTGTGAAAATGGGAAAACCGCATTGTATTATAGTGTGCCGGACTTATCGTTATAGCTAAAAGTATATGTATCTATTATTGTCGTTCTGCCTGTTTATGTTGGTATAGTAATCTAGTAAAAAGTATCTTTTTTTACCGTCGCTGGCATAGGGGGTGATCTCTTAGTAAATGGTGCAGCAGAAACCGTAATACTTACATAGCCACCCTTGTAAGGCTTAACAGGCATGATAGGTTCTATCAACGTACCACCCCCAGCGGGTGTTATTCTCCCGCCCCCCTTACGTGATCTTGTTTTTGTCCAGTCGCTAATTAACACCATGTCCACCTCACCCGTAGTTAGGTTGGTAGTCATGTTATTAATTCTGTACTTTTTATCTATAAATATTATCTCGTCGTCTAAGGTTAGATTAAGTAACTTAGGCAAAGGCAGTACACACTTTAGCGACAACTTACGGGACTTAGCCGCAAACAGGTTAATTAGATACGGCTCGTAATACTTGCGATATAATGACCCGTCGATAGCTGTACCTAAAAGGCTAGACTGCTCCGCGCCGAAGTTTTGCGAAAGGTTCTCTAAACTAAAGTACATATCCTGACCCATCGGCATATACGAGGTCTTTTGAACCGTGCCCGACGAGTTTAAATAAAAGTCACACGTAGTAGAGCTATACATAAACAACTTAACACACTTTGGAATTATTGGGTTAGTATCTTTGTCTAGTGAGTAGCTTACTTGTAGGTTTTCGCCGTCAAACTTTTGAAAGAGTAGATTCTCAAAGGGTAGCTTAATAGTATAATTACCCCCGTCGTAAGGGAAGGTAGCCCGCAGATCGCCGTACTGCTTTTTATACACCGCTTCGTAGCCCGTGTTCAGTATGGTTTTAGAAGGTGTCCACTCAAAGCTAATCTCTTTATATGGTGAAAGCCTGTCAAACTTTACGGAGGCTCTATCTGTATGCGGCGTAATATCTAATTTACCCCCTGCCGAGTACCATTGTTCCAGCGTTTCTAACGTGTAGGTTAGCGCCGTTTGCTCCACGGGTACACATACTAGGTTAAACTCCTTTAGGATTCCGCTAAACCAGTCTACCACGGTTATATCCGGGGCGGCACTATTCCAGTCTATTTCAGTTGTTAATACCGTGGTTGATAGCGTTGCTGTTGTGATCTGTTCTACGTTGTAGTAGCTAGTGCCTAAATATGAATAAGAGTATGTTAAGACGTGTACTATTGACCCGGTTATGTTGCCCGACTGAGTAGCACGTGCATAAAATGTAAGCTCCTGATCTAAATAAGTATTATTTACAATAGTACCACTAACCACGTATTGATTCGGCACACCAGCTACCCCACTAAATGTGTATGTTATCCAATTCGCACCGTTTAAATACACGTCGATATAATACGTCCCCGTAAAGTTAGGTACTAGGTATAGTCTCACTTGGTGGTTACCCTGACTAATTACGGTAGAACCCGCGGGCGCTAGTGTTAAAATGTCGGTGTACTCTACGTGCGCTACGCTGTCTGCTAGTGGTTTAGTTGTACCTCCGACGTTGAATAATAGTTGCTCGGGCTTATTTGTAAAGTTCGTCTCCTTACGATTCTTAAACCACGTGAACGACTTTTTAAATATTCCAGAGTTTGAAAATGTGCCTGTAAACGTCACCCCGTAGGTAGCCTCAATTACGTCTATAATCTTAGAATCCTTTAGCGCCGGGAATAACTCAGTATAGTCTACCGCGTTGCCACTTATAGAAATGTCGTTACCCGTTGCGTCGCCATACGTCCAAACACGGCTAGAACTAATTAAGGGGTAACGAACGTCCAAATCTGATGTGCTGCTAATCGCAGTTGACACGTTCGCCGCTGTGTACTCGTGGCTTATCGAAGAGTAGTCTAAGTCGCTTAGTTTGTCGTCCCCGAATAAGTCTTTAAGTGTGGTATTGTCGCCGTAGAAGACGCACTTATAATGAACGGCGAAAAAGAGCTAAGGCATGGCAATTGAAAAAGTAGTTAACATATCGGTTAACACCGCGTCGGCTGTAAAGTCGATGGATGAACTAGGCGGCTCTTTTGAGGACGTTTACGGGGAGGTATTACCGTTAACGGGTAAGATCGGGGAGTTAGAGGACAGGCTCTACGAAATGGCGTTAGCTGGTGAGCAAGGTACGGAATCATTCAAAGAACTTTCTGCGGAGGTCGGACGAATGAAAAAAGTCATTATCGACGTAGATTTAGAAGTCGATGGACTAAGTACTACCATGTCGCAAAAGGTCGGGGGTGCCCTTAGTGGGGTTGCTTCTGGTTTTGAGTTGGGTATGGGTGCTATGGCTGCCTTTGGTGTGGAATCGGAAGCCGTACAAAGTGCTTTATTAAAAGTGCAGAGTGCTATGGCTATAAGCCAAGGTATCCAAGGTATCCGTGAGGCTATCCCCTCGTTTAATGCGCTAAAGGTTGCCATAGCTAAGACAGCAGCGGGTCAATGGTTATTGAACGCGGCACAGGCGGCGGGGGCTATCGGTATGAAGGTGCTTAACGCTGTAATGAACGCTAACCCGGTTTTCCTTTTAATTACGGGGGTTACTGCGTTGGTGGGTGCTATTGCATATTTCACGGCTGAAACAGATAAAGCCGAAAAAATGACCAAGGCGCTTAATGCTCAGTTGGAAAAAATGACACAGCAATCTGATTTAGTAATAGATTCGGTCAGAAAGCGCGGAGAGCATGAGTTAGCGATGTTAGAGGCTACGGGTGCAGGCGAAGACGAACTACACGAACGGCGATTACAAAACCTAGCAAACGAAGAGAAGATACGAGAGTTCAGTGTATTAAAAGAGAAGTCCGCAATAGACGCAAAAAGGGAGGCGTATAAGCAAGCTGTTGAAGAGGGTCAAACAGACCTAGCCGCCACGCTTAGAGACGAGATAGAGGGACATAGGGTTACATACAATCAATTAAAATCTCAACACAACGACTACAACAATGCAAAGCAATTAGAGGACGCGAAGTACAACGAAAAGGTAGAAGCAGACGCAGAGGCACAAAGGCAAAAGAACGCGCAAGCATATCAAGCGGCACTAGAGCGTAAAAAACAACAGGAAGCAAACCTATTAGCAGAAGCCCGACAGATCGAGGATATGAAGTTAAGCATAATGTCCGAAGGTCAAAAGCGCCAACTAGAAGAGCTTAATGTATGGTTAACCCGACAGAGAGAAGATACACTAGCGAACGAGGCTTTAACTGCGGCGGGTAAGGCTGAAATTATAGCGCTCGCAGAAGAGCAAGCCCGACAAAAACGAAATGCAATACTAGAAGAAAACGAAATAGTATTACAAACCAAACAGGCGGAAAACGCCGAACTAAGAAAGATACAACTAGATGCAGACGTAGCCCTATACGCAGAAGCAGAGCAAAAGAAAACGGACGCTTTCGGTTATCATTCACAGTTACGTGTGGAAGCCGCCGGGAAAGCGACGCAGACAATGCTAGACGAAAGCGCTAAGTACGTAGACGTAACCATGCAGGGCTTGCAAGCCTTAGACGAGCTTAATAGCATACTAACTGACGACGCTGTTAAACGCGCGGGCAGCAACGAAGCAGCGGCAGAGGCAGCACGGAAGAAAGGCTTTGAACGCTCAAAGAAATTACAGCTCACTATGGCAATTATTACAGGTATACAGGGCGTAATGGCTGCCTTTACTGCGGGTAGCTCAATGGGACCAGCGGGCGTTGTAATGGGTCCAGTAATGGCTGCACTCGCGGCGGTTACTGCGGGTATAAATGTTGCAAAGATCGCAAAGACTAAATACGAGGGCGGAGGCGGCGGAGGCGGCGGAGGGTCTGCACCGAGCGCACCTAGTATTGGCGGGGGTGGTTCCGCTCCTTCATTTAATATTGTTGGTCAGGGCGGCGCTAATCAGTTAATGGAGGGCTTAGGCGCTAAACCTATGAAGGCGTATGTAGTAGGTGGTGACGTAACCACACAGCAAGAAGCAGACCGAAAGAAAATAGATAACGCCTCAATGTGATAAATGAGTAAAAATAACTCCATAGGGCTATCAATGATAGTTAAAAATGAGGCTCACGTTATTGATAGGGTGCTTAACTCAGTAGCTCCACTAATTGACTATTGGGTTATCGTAGACACTGGTTCCACAGACGGCACACAACAAAAAATACAGGACTTTTTTAGTAAGGTTGGAATACCCGGGGAGATAGTAAACTTTACATGGATAGACGACTTTTCAGCGGCTAGGAATATTGCGCTCGAAAAAATAGAGCCTCATGTAGATTATGGTATATGGATAGACGCAGACGAAGAGCTAATAATAGACCCGTCATTTTGTAGGGAGGATTTATTTAAGTCTAACCCCGATTCGTGCCTACTCAAAACAATCTACGGCAAATTAGAATACGTTAGGAAAAACATTTGGAAAACTGGCGCGGGGTTTAATTGGTTAGCGCCCGTTCACGAATCACTAGAAACGCAAAACGAGGGCGCGGGTGTTACCACTGACAAGTTGTCTATCGTGGTACGAAGAGAGGGTAACTCATGGCTTGGCGACATTAAAGAGAAGTATAGCAAACACGCAGAGATACTATCAGCTTATACGGAAATTAATACAAATCCTAGATGGGTATTTTATACGGCGCAATCTTATAGAGACGCACAAAACTACACTAAGGCTATTGAGTGGTACATGAAAAGGGCGGCTATGTTAGACGGGTGTAACGAAGAGGTTTATATATCGAAACTTTCAGCGGCTAAACTTTCAGAGATTACAAACGAGCCTAAAGAGAAAGTTATTAGCCTTTATACAGACGCGCACACATCAGACCCTATACGCGGCGAGGCGCTTAGAAATTTAGTGCGGTATTACCACAAGGTAGAAGAGTGGGAAATGGCGTACATTATGAGTAAATACGGGCTAAGATACGTCGGGAGGAATCCGTACCCTAACAGAATGATGCTTATAGAAACCGAGGTTTATACGTGGGTAATGTTAGAACTTCACGCCCTTTCATGTTTCTACTCGGGTAGGCACGCAGAGGGTACGCGTACATACTGGCAGCTTAGAGAAATGATAGACACATTATCAGAAGATGAAATACTACCGGAGCAGAGGGAGAAGATACATACAAATTCTAAATTCTTCCCACGCGAAGTTGCCACTCTTCCAATATAGGACAAACGACTAAAAATAAGTTATATAGATATGAAGAAATTACAGACAATAGAACTATTCATAAAGGATGAGCAGAAAGACGGCGCGTTTGCTATTTCTCTGGTTGAGAATCCAGCGATAGAGGACGACTTCGTACTACTCTCTGCAGACGGCGAAAGCCGCTTTCACTTTGAGGGTAAGGCAGTAGACGACGAGCGCCGCATAGTAGTGGGCTTTGCACTTATTCCAGACAAAGATATCTACCGATCAATGAAGGGCAAAGAGTTTAATATTCGATTCTCAAAAGAAACGGTATCGAAAGCGGCTAATCTGTACATGAAAAACCACAACCAAAGCAACGTAACAAGCGAACATAAGCGCCCGGTAAAGGACTGTTATGTTATGGAGACTTGGACAGTAGAAGACCCAAAGAACGACAAGAGCAATATCTACGGCTTAGAGCCTAAAGGCGGGGAGTGGGCTGTTATGATGAAACTGGATAACCCAGAAGAGTATGCAAAAGCGAAAGCAGGGCAGTACAAAGGGTTTTCTATTGAGGGCATCTTCGACGGCTTCGATCAGTTAGAAGCCAGCAAGGTAATGACTGAACAGGAGCGTATAGACGAGATTCTAAAAATCATAGGGTAATGGGAATACACACACCGGGCAACGACGCTGGACTAAACTTTGTAACACCTGATGGTAGTTACGAAGAGGCTGTGTTGGACAGGCTAACCGACATAAACACAGCAGGCACAATATCTACGGATAACAGCACTACAACACCACTAAACGCCGCCGCAGTTTTTACGGGTGAGTGGGAAGATGTTAGTTCTTACGCGGCTATTGTAATATCAGTTAAGACAGACCAAAATTGTACAATACAATTACAACTCTCCCCCGACGGAACGAACGCAGACAGCACCCTTACACGCTACTATCGAACTACACAGATAGAGCCGCCTCATAAATTTAGCCGCACTCGAAAGTATGCCCGCGTGGTAATAACCAATACGAGCGCAAGCAATCAAACCTATCTACGGCTACAAACTATTTTAGGCGACGCGGAAGACTTGAACATTCCACTAGACGCGGTTGTTTCGCAAGATTACGACGCAAAAGTAACGCGCCCGACTAAATTCGAGTATGAAATAGCACTAGGACGCAGACAAGGCGCTACGACATGGAATAAGTTTGGCTATAACTCAGATATAGATATAGGTACTGAAACTATTTGGAGCGCCGGGGGTACATTTAGCCGAATGACTGCCGCCGCTACACTATCCGTAGTATCAACAGACGCAGCAGACGACGGAAGCCCCGCGGGCACGGGCGCAAACTCAGTGGTAATTTACGGAGTAGACGCAAACTGGGACACTCAAACCGAGATAGTAACGCTAAACGGTACTACACCCGTCATCACTTCGGGCACATGGTTAGGGGTTAATAGAATGGCTATTTATTTAGCGGGCACTGGACAGGCTAACGCGGGCACAATTTCAGCAACAGCGACAGGTGGCGGGTCAACTTTGCAGGCTCAAATACCAATAGGGGAGGGGTCTACACAGCAGGCGTTTTTCTTCGTGGCTAATAACCACCAATTACTAGCGGATTATTTAAAGCTTAACGCGGAAAAGACAAGCGGCGGGGCTTCACCAAAAGTAAGATTTAAAGGCTGGGTGTTTAGCGCGGTTTCAAATGCTAAATACTTAGTGCTTAATACACTTATGGACACGGCAGCGGAAAACTCACAACATGTCGTACCGTCACAGCCTTTTATAGTTGGTGAAAAGAGCGTTCTGTATTTTGAAGCGACCACAGACACTAACGACACGTATGTTAGTTGTCGTTTTAGCGGGGTATTAATTAGAGACGTAGACGCATAAAGATATGGCAAAAGTAAAGAAACCAAAGTACACAAAAGAGGAATATGAAAAGCTATTCGGTCAAGGTGTTGGGAGTTTAACAAATCAAAGCGTAAGCGTGTTAAATGGCGTAACGCTGTGAAATTGTGTCAATAGAAGGTAAAAAAGTTATTTAAAAAAAGCAAAATGAGCAAACTATCAATTTTAAAAAACGTGGCTCTCTTATCGGACGATAAGAAGTTAGCACGTATTCAAGAAATCCTAGCGGAAAGCGCAGAGGTGAAACTTGAACAAATGAAACTAGACGACGGCGAAACGGTTATCGAGGCAGAAATGTTCGAGGCTGGACAACCTGTTAACGTGGTAACTGAGGACGGGCAACTAATTCCGCTTCCGGTTAACGACCCCGCGACACCTTACGTACTCGAAGACGGGCGTACATTGTCAGTAGAAGAAGAGGGTATTATCTCGGCTATTAATGAGCCAGCAGCAGAAGGCGAAGTAGAAGAAGAAGAGCCGGTAGCAGCAAGCGACAAGCCAACACAGGCACCACTGCCTAAGTCTATTATCGAAAGCGTATCTAAAGAAACGAAATTCTCTAGCGATTTGGAAAAGAAAGTAGAAGAGTTGGAAGCGTTGGTATTGGAATTAACTAAGCAAAACGGCGAAGTAGAATTGAACGAAGAGCCTGTAAAGCCTATCGTACACAATCCTGACCGCGCACCACAAAGCATTAACCCGGCGGTAAAACGTAACGACGGTATGGACAAGTTTTTTAACATTTTTAACTAATATAATTTATGGCAACATACACACACATCTCTCCGGTTGCGGAAAAAACAAACGTAGAGGTACTAGCGGCGGCAGCAACTTTGACAGCTGCAGACAGCGGAAAAACGTTCATTTTGGACGCAGCGGCAGGGGCTACGATTACGCTCCCGACTTTGGATTATAACCTTCGTTTTAAGTTCGTTGTGGGCGCGGCTTTCGCGACTACTAACTGGATTATTGATTCAGCAGAAGGCGACAACATGGAGGGCATTATCTCAGACATGGGTACAACTGTGGCTGGTATTCCAGTAGGCGCAGAAGATCAAATTAACTTCATTGCTTCCGCGGAAGGCTTGGGAGATTGGGTAGAAATTGTTTCTGATAAAGCAAACTCTCAATGGATTGTTTCTGGCGCTTGTCGTACTAACGGAGGAATCACGGCTACTGACCCATCTTAATCTAACGAAATTAAATAGTATTTATAATGGCAACAACAACAACAATTACTACTACCTACGCGGGCGCAAAAGCTGGCGGGTATATCGCGAAAGCCTTACTTCAGGCTAATACACTCGCTGCGGGAGGGTTTACTATCCTTAACGGTGTTTCTGAGGCTGGTATCACAATGAAGAAATTTGACCAGTCTGGCGGGTTTCATGATGCTTCTTGCGACTTCGTTGCGGGCGGTTCTGTAACGATTACTGAGCGAAAGATCACACCTAAGCGCGTACATTACAACAAACAATTGTGTAAGGATGTATTTCGTAACGACTTTGACGCCGCTGAAATGGGGCATACAGGATGGGATGTACTTCCAAAGTCTTTCGCAGACTTCATTATTGCACACGTGTTGAAGGTTATCTCTGAGAAAGTAGAGAATGACATTTGGACGGGTGACGACGCTAACGACGGAGAATTTAATGGTATTGTAACTCTTATTACAGCAGACGCAAACCTACCAACAGGTCAAGAGGTTGCTGGAACTACCGTAGATGCAAGCGACGTAATCGTGGAGCTTCGTAAGATCACAGCCGCTATTCCTAACCGTTTGTATGGAGAAGAAGGTTTGTGTATCTACGTTTCACGTAACATTATGCAAGCATACGTACAGGCTCTTGGTGGTTACGGTTCGTCAGGACTTGGTGCAAATGGTCTTGGTGGTCAGGGCACAATGTGGTATAACAACGGTACTCTTAACATCGACGGGGTTGACTTGTTTATGGCTAAGGGTATGCCTGCTGATACGGCTATCTGTACTACGAAGTCTAACTTGTTCTTCGCAACCGGTACAATGTCAGACTTTAACGAAGTTCGTTTGTTGGATATGACACCGTTGGATTTGTCGGACAATGTACGTATCGCGGTTAAGTATATCGCTGGTGCAAATTACGCATACGCGGAAGACATCGTTACTTACGGTATTACAAACGGAGCTAACTAAAATTAACTAACCTACTGTAAAGGGGTGGGTTTACGCCCGCCCTTTTTAGTATAAAATCTTAAAAATATGGCATGTTTATTAACCGTAGGACGGAGCGTACCCTGCAAAGAATTAGTAGGAGGAATTAAAGGTATCGGATTCATTAACGACGGCGACCTCGGCGCAATTACCTATAACGCTACCACTACCGACACCATCGACACTATCGACGGGGAAACGCACGTATTCTGGTACGACCTTAAGGGGGTAAGTACATTCACACAAAACACCACATCTAGCCGTGAGGCTGGCACTACTTATTGGGAGCAAGTTTTAGAAGTTACACTACCAAAATTGACAGTAGCAGACCACAAGCAGCTCAGACTTCTGACACTTGGCAACCCTAAAGTAGTTATCCGCGATAACAATGATAATTTCTTTTTGGCGGGCTTAGAGTTTGGGTGCGACGTAACAGGTGGCACAATCGTAACAGGCGGCGCAATGGGCGATATGTCAGGTTACACACTTACTCTTACGGGTATGGAAAAGAAGCCTGCTAACTTCTTCGATGACGCAACTTACGCGACTCTCGCAACTAACTGTAATTTCATCTTTGTATTCGGCGACGGTACTTTCGTTTCTTAATTTGTGTTTTTCATAGTTTGGGGTTTGGGGGCTTTTGCCCCCTTTCTCTTTTATATCTAAGCCAAAACGACAAAAAAAAGTTATTACTATATGATAGTATTACAAGAGGTTGGCACAAATCAGACTTTTAAGATTACACCGCGTTCGGGTACGGCTACTACTATGACGCTCCAAAAAGAGGGGACTACAATAGCGCCAGTATCATATAACATTACACTGGCGGGGACGGGGTACTATCGAACTATTACAAAGACCGTAACACTCGACGAGGGGTGTAGTTACGAATTAATCGTGTATAACAACTCCGACGTAATATACAAGGGGCGCGTGTACTGCACGAACCAAACAATAGAGGACTACACTATTAACGACGACCTATACGCGGAGCATGGCGGCACTTATTTACTATACTAAATGGAAAACAACGTAACATTTATAGAGCTTGCAAGTTACGAGCGACCCGAATTAATCGAAGATCGTAAAGACGAGTGGGTACTTTGGGGCGAAGATCATAGTTACTTCGATTACTTGCTAGAGCGCTACCGTAAAAGCACTACACACAACAGCGTAGTGAACAACATGGCACGTTTAGCGTATGGTCGTGGGTTATATGCTAAAGATGCTGCACGCAGACCGAACGACTACGCGGCTATGAAGGCTTTACTTTCGCCCGACGTTGTACGCGCTACCCTATTTGAGTTAAAGGTATTTGGAAACGCAGCTTTGCAAATTCTTTACAATAAGAACCACACTAAAATAGAACGTATCGCCTACGCGCCTACTAAGCAATTTGCTGCGGAAAAATGCAACGAGGACGGCATAGTAGAGGGCTATTACTTTTCTGACGACTGGACAGACGTACGTAAGTACCCACCTAAGAGATACTCAGCATACGGAACGTCTAAAGACGCTATCGAAATACTCTATATTAAGCCGTTTTCAGTCGGGACAAAGTATTACGCTACGCCTGACTACGAGGGGGCTATACCTTACTGTGTTTTAGAGGAAGAGATCGCGGAGTTTTTGATTAATACCGTAATGAATGGCTTTAGTGCCACTAAGGTAATCAACTTTAATAACGGTGTCCCGTCAATCGAAGAGCAAAAGAACCGCGCAGAGAAGGTAAAGGGGTCACTCACGGGGTCGCGTGGCGACAAAGTAATAGTTTCATTTAACCACGACGAAACCAAGAAAACCACTATCGACGACATACCGTTAGACGACGCACCAGCACACTACGAATATGTAAGCCGGGAGGCACAGGAAAAGATACTTAACGCGCATAACGTAACCAGCCCTATGATCGTGGGGGTGGTAACGGCTAACCAAGGCTTTTCGTCAAACGCTGACGAGATCGAAGTAGCAGCGCGGTACTTTTACAACACCGCTATACAACCTTTGCAGGACATTTTCTTGGAACACATCGAACAGGTTTTAGCGTTCAATAATATTTCGTTGGACTTGTATTTTCGTAGGCTTAATCTGATGGAAAACATCGACGAAGTACAACAGGCAGCGGAGGAAACTACGCAGCTTTCTTCACAGCTTACTGATTATATCGCCCAATACGGTGAGGACTTAGGTAAAGGCTGGGAATTGATCGACGAAAGAGACGTGGACTACGAAAAAGAGATAGAACTAGATTCGCAGTTAAAAGGTTGGGCGGTTAACCTCGCAAAGCAAAGCAAGCCTACGTTATTAAGTAGGCTCAAAACTAAGTTAGCAGGGACGGGAACAGCAACGCCCCGACAAGTAAGTGAGCAGGACGCGGAAAAGGACGGCTTCTACTTTAAGGTGCGTTATAAATACTCAGGAGAGGCGACGGGAAAACGTGAATTTTGCAAGGCTATGTTAAGCGCAGACAAGTTGTATAGAAAGGAGGACTTAGAGCGAATGAATAGCGAACTGGTCAACCCCGGACATGGGCACGAAGGGCAACCGTATAACATCTTTTTATATAAAGGTGGGGTTAACTGCCACCACGTATTTAGGAGGTTAACATTCGTAAGCGCAGAGGCAACGGGGAAGGTAGGAGACGAGCAGACGATACAAGTAAGCAACGCTCAGGCGCGGAAGTTTGGCTACGATGTAAGCAACCCACCCGAAGTATGGAAGCAGCCTAGAGACATGAAAAACAACGGACACCACCCCAATTATGGCAAGTAAAGCGCTATTCGTAACTACTGAGGACTTAGCAAAGTTCACAGCGTTAAACGGGAATATAGACCCGGATAAATTCGTACAGTTTGTTAAGGTCGCACAGGACATACATATACAAACCTACTTAGGAACTGACCTTTTCAATAAGATTACTACCGATGTTATAGCGGGCACACTAGCCGGGGCGTATCTAACACTCGTAAACAACTACGTTAAAGATATGGTCTTTCAGTGGGCACTGGTCGAGTATCTACCGTGGGCAGCTTATACTATTGCTAACAAAGGGGTATACAAGCATACTACCGAAAACGGCGAAACAGTAGACCAAAGCGAGGTTAAATACCTAGTTGAAAAGGCACGCGACACAGCGGAACACTATACTAAGCGCTTCGTGGACTATATGTGTTTCAATTCTAGCACGTTCACAGAATACACAAGCAATACTAACGCAGATATGAACCCCGAAAAGGGCAACTATTACGGGGGGTGGGTACTATGAAAAGAGGAAAATACAAAACAAAGGACGAGAACGCAAAAAAGCTAGAGATTTTTCTAGCTAAAATAGAGAAAAAAGAAGATGGCAGTAACAACGATAACCGGACTAACTAACGTAACGTCTTTGGCGGGTGCAGATACGTTTCCCGTTGTGCAGTCTGGCACTACGAAAGAAGCGGATATAAACGACATTCTAAACTTAGTGCCGTGTCATATTACTATTGCGTGCTCAGATGAAACAACGGCGTTAACCACAGGCACGGCAAAGGTTACCTTTCGTATGCCCTATGCAATGACCTTAACGGCTGTACGTTCGTCACTAACCACAGCAGGCACTACGAGCGGTTTAACTACGGTAGATATTAACGAAGGGGGTAGTACGATATTATCCACTAAGTTAAGTATAGACTATACCGAAAAAACAAGCGCCACGGCAGCAACCCCGGCGGTAATTTCGGACGCTACACTAGCAGACGACGCAGAGATAACAATAGACATAGACGCAATTTCAGGCGGTGCAACTGAAAAAGGTTTAAAGGTAACGCTAATAGGCACAAGGGTAGCGGTGTAATGTTTATAATCAATCCATACATATTTGGAGCTGCGTTTACGGGTATCTTAGACACCTACACAGGTGCTAAGGTTGCCTATTCCGTTCGTCGATTAAGGGGCGGCTATACGGGTGCTTTGGTGCGTATTCGTCGTAGTTCGGATAGTGCGGAAAAGGACTTCTATCCTGACACTAACAACGAATTAAGCCTAACGAGCGAAGACGGGGCGGGCACTTCATTAACTACTTGGATAGGTGCAAACAGCGGCTACGTTGTAACGTGGTACGATCAAAGCGGAAACGCTAACAATGCCAGCCGTGCCGTTGCCGCAGATCAACCGCGAATAGTAAACGCGGGGGCTTTGGAAGTAGACCCGAACAACAGCAACGTAGCAATTAAATTCGATGGAACTAGCGACCTTTTCGATATTACGAATATAAACTTGACGCAAAATTATTACCAGCATTTTGTCTTTAACCGCGCGTCAAGCGGTATTTTATCTTTCGGGTTGGCATATACCGGTGGGGTTCCACCCGCACCCGTTGTATGGTACTCAAACGATACGATATATTCAACTACGACAAGCACGGTAGCTCATGACGCCAGCCAAACGCAAACGGGTGACTTTATTCACACGTCTTTGCGCGATGGATCAAACAACGTAAAAATGTGGTTAAATGGCACGGCAAAAACCACGCAGACCAATAGTGGAACAACTGGATACATGAACGCCGTCGGACTTTATTCCGGCGGGTACCATAGCGGATATATGCAGGAGTTGATCTTTTGGGACACCGATCAGGAAAGCAATCAAAGCGGAATCGAAACAGACGCGAACGCATATTTTTCAGTATTCTAATGGTGGTCACGGGTTATAAATATCAAAACATTAACGCGGCAAACGGCGCAAAGAACGCTCTACGGGCGTACTTTTTAGACGGTAGACCGCAAGGTAATTACGTTACGAATGAGTGGGTAGAAGTGAAACAGGACGCGGCGGGCTTTTATTACTTTCTTGGTAACTACGCCCCGGTGTTGGGTAACCCATCTACGTTTGAAATTACAATAAATAAGATGTAATGGAGTATTCACTAAAGCTAATCAAAGAGTACGGTATAACGGCGGTGTTTGCTTTCGCTTTGGTTTGGCAAAACACGAAGATCAACAAGGTTGAGCAAATGTTATACGACTGCTATGAGGCTCGAATACTCACAAGCGCAACAAGTGACAGCACCGTAAACACGGGCTTTCGTTTAGTGGCTGTATTACCTAACGGAATAACTATTAAGAATGGGAGAGATAAAAAGAATGTTTAGCGATAAATGGACGTTTGCGGCGTATGCTGTTAAAGCGGTTACGGGTGTGGTTGGTACTTCGCTTGTATTAGAGAATAACCACCCTTATATTACAGTTACGGTACTCGCTATCGGAGCGGTAGCAAACGAAGCGATAAACTATTACAAACTAAAATAAACACAATGGCAGATCACAAAAAAGTAATTAGCTTCTTTATGAAGTGGGAAGGGGGGCTAAGCCGAGACGGTAACGACAGCGCCTCACGTTTCCCTTGTCGCACACCTTACAACGGTTATAACGGCTGGCACACAAACAAAGGTATTACGTACGCTGTTTGGGTGTCGTACTTTGGTAAAGACCAAGACACTAGATTTTACGCGATGAGCGAGGCAGACGTAGAGCATATCTTTAAGACTGGCTACTGGGACAAGGTTAAAGGCGACGAAATAAACCACGAATCTATCGCGGCTTGTATGGTAAGTTGGGCGTGGGGTTCCGGTGCTGGGACTTCTATTAAAATGATGCAAAAGATCGTAGGCACTAAGGTAGACGGTAAACTAGGTGCTATTACTATTGGAGCGATTAATAAGCGGATTGAAGAAGATGTAAACAAGTTCTTTGAGGACTGCGTAGAGGCTCGTCGTAAATTCTTTATGGCTATCTCTGAGCCGGGCACACCAAACGCTAAGTTTCGTCGGGGTTGGTTAAACAGACTGAACGACTTTACGTTAAAGTTTAAACCATGAAGGGCGCTATAAAAGTGTTCTACTATCTACTCGTTATGTGGCTAGTATGGTTTACTATGTGTATCGTTTTTTCGTGTTCGCCGCAGTACCATGTAGAAAGAGCAGCGCACCACAAAGACAAAGCAATAAGCAAGGGGGCGGTATTCACCCCGGACACGGTTACAACGAATGGAGATACTACTTATATTTCTTATTTTAAGAATGACACTCTTTTTATTGAAAGGGAAATAGTACGTACCGTTACTTTAGCCGGGGAAGTTCGATATATTACCCGCCACGACAAACGAGTAGAGAAACGCGAAAAGAGGCGGTTTGCGAGACGTTCACACAAGCAGACACTAAAGACTATCAAACAGGACGCAAAGACTGAGAGAACGGACATACGGCGCTCTAAACGTAACCTGTGGTATGTTTGGTTAATTATCGGTATCGTAGTAGGGTTACTTATACCCACGGCAAAGAAATATATTGCGCGGTTCGTTTAAATTGCGTACATTACGCAGCAACTTACTAAATTGATAGTATGGATGTAACACGTAAGCGGTTATTCTACGACATCGAAACGAGCTTTTGCGAGGGCGCGTTTTGGCGTACCGGGTGGAATCAAACAATAAGCCCTTTCCAAGTTTTCAAATACCCTCAAATTATTTCTATCTCGTATAAGTGGGAGGGCGAAGACAAAGTACAGCGCTTAGACTGGGGACTAAAGAAACAATGCGACAAAGCAATGGTAGCCACGTTCGTTAAGATCATGGACGAAGCCGACGAAGTAATAGGGTACAATTCCAAACGCTTTGACACTAAATGGATTCGCACCCGCGCAATATTCCACGGCGTACAGATGCGGCACACTTACAACGAAATAGACGTACTGCAATGGGTAAAGAAATACACCAACCTTCCAGCGGGTAATACACTTGCGGAGGCTTGTAAGTATTACGACGTGCCAAACAAAAGAGATTCGGGTGGTTTTGATACGTGGGTGGGTGTTGTTATGCGAAAGGAAAAAGCTAGCTTAGACGCTATGCACTATTACTGTGACGGCGACGTAATCAGTTTAGAGGGGCTATTTAACAAGCTAGAGCCGTTTGTACGTCCGAATATGCACTACGGTATACTCCGGGGCGGTCATAAATTCAGTTGCCCGACTTGCGGAACCAACAAAGTAGGATTACGGAAAACGTACACCACTGCACAAGGCACAATAACAAATTATATGCGGTGCTGTAACAAGGCTTGCAGAGCCTTCCAAGGCACTTTTAAAGTAAGCAATAAAACGTACATGGATTTTTTAGACTGGAAAAAGCGTGCGGGTATAAAATAATTTGTATATTTGCTTGTTTCATAAGTTTAGGTTTTGATAGCCCGCTGGATTCGTCTAGCGGGTTTTTCTTTTATATGCCACAAGATATAAACACTCACTTTTACGGTGGTTTATATGCAAAAGCATACCGACGAAAAAAAATATTTGCACTTTTGCGTTGTGTATTAAAATACTTTTCTATCTTTGGTGTATCAATAACCAAAACGAATTAAAATGAAACTACAAAGAGCAAAGATTTACGCAAGCCCGATAGTCGCGGTAGAATCTATTTTTGGCACGTCCTACCGTTGCGCGTTAACTATTCACCAAGGGAATGGAGAACATCACTTAGCGGACATCTACCACGACGACAAACAGACTTTAGAACAGATCGTACAGGTGTGGCAAAGCACCCCGCGTATCATGGACGTATTTGAAAGCCAAAATTTAACATTTTGAAAGGAATATCAATAGAACGCTTTGAGCAGCTAAAGGACTTGGCTAGGTCTGGAAAGTGGACGCGTGGCGAGCTTATGCGATCTTTCCAAGCCTCCCGTATGACTGTAGAGAGCGCCTTTTATGAAGCTGGCGCGGTGTACGGTGTTTGTGGTTTTTCAAAGTTTACGGGCTATTGGGTAGACGAAAAGCAAATAGAACAAAGTTTAGACCCTCAATATTCGGTAGACGAGCTAAAGGGCGACGAGTTAGAAATTTTAAACCACTTAAACCAAATATGAAAACACAAGACAAGATACATGAAGCGTTTAACGCCTCTGTAACGAACGTAAAGGTAGAGAATGAATATACACCACCAGTTAAGGGTGTTCGTTCGACATATCCACCTAAAAAAGCCTCCTACAACGAAGTGGCTCAAAACATACACGACCAACTTAGAACCTATGGAACGCACTAGATACATAAACTTTCCCGCGTCAAACGTAAAGAAAGCTGCCAGTTATATACACGCGATAGGGCACCGGACGAAAGAAATGCAAGAAGTATTTTTAATTTTAAACGAAAACAAATAAACACAAGTTATGAAAAAAGAATTAGAAGACATTGAATTAATGAAAACCGGTATTTTCGATTTACTATCCGGAAAAGACTTTAAAGAAACAGTATCTATAATTAACCAACTAAGGGAGCACATACATCAATTATCACCGTTCAAGAATGAGCCCGTGGACTTCGTTAAATGGGTAGCTGTAGATGATGTCGTGGCGAATGATTACAACCCAAATAAAGTAGCGCCCCCTGAGATGGAACTTTTAGAGGTGTCTATAATGAACGACGGCTACACCCAGCCGATAGTAACCTATCCAAACAATGGAAAAGTAGAGGTAATAGACGGATTTCATAGAAATCGAGTAGGTAAAGAATCTACTGTTGTAGCGCAACGTATTCAAGGTTTCCTGCCCACTGTAATAATACGGAAAGAACAGTCTAGTAAAAATGATCGTATAGCGTCAACAATTCGGCACAATAGAGCCCGTGGCAAGCATCAAGTTAATGCGATGAGTGAAATTGTGATTGAATTAAAAAATCGAAATTGGAGTAATCAAAGAATAGCAAAGCAACTTGGGATGGATGAAGAAGAGATTCTTAGGCTTTGCCAGATTTCAGGTCTAGAACACTTGTTTGGAGATCAAGACTTTTCTAATGCGTGGGAGTCCTCCGATTACGTTGATAATTACGAGGTTATTTCGGATGAAATTGAAGACGATATAATGGACTTATACAGAATCCCGCTAGAGGGTGACAAAGATCGTGTGTTCCACACGTACGATAAATGGGAGTGCCATCTAGCGGGATTCTACGCCTCAAAGAAAAAAGATTGGACGGCGGAAATGTGTGAAACGGAATATAAAAGAATCTTGTCCAGTGACGACCTATTTTCAAATGCTCTGGAAGGCGTTATCTCAAATTGGAAAAACTCATGTGAGCACTACTTAACGAATAGGGCTATGAACAGAATTGCATGGTTGGGACAGGCGTCAGTTTGTTATGCTTCCGGTGTACCTTCTAAATACTGCTCTGGCTGGCAACTGTTAACCGATGAGGAACAGCAAAACGCAAATCAAATAGCGTTAACATATCTAAATATGTGGATGAAGAATAACGACAAGGAATCAGTTACATTGGAGGAGGCACTGAGTGTTGGACGTCAAACAGAACTTTATTGATATGGCAACAAAAAGATATTTATTGCAAAATGTTCTCGACGCTTCGCGAGAAAGGGTAAGCGGAATATTTGACAATTTCGACCGAGTTTATATATCATTTTCAGGAGGGAAGGATAGCACTGTAATGACACACCTAGTGCTTGACGAAGCTATGAAAAGAGGTCGAAAGGTTGGGTTACTGATAATTGACCTTGAGGCTCAGTACAGCAAGACAATTGAGCACATTGAGGAAATGATAGATAAATACCGAGATCATATAGATTTGCATTGGTTTTGCGGGGAGCTTCTATTGAGAAATGCAGTAAGCGACTTTCAGCCTAAATGGGTTTGTTGGGACGAGGATAACAAAGAACTTTGGGTAAGGACAAAACCAAAATACGAATCAGACCTATCTCAGTATGATTTTTATGTGCCTAAAATGGAGTTTGAGGAGTTTATGGTGTTGTTTGGTAAGTGGTATTCAAAAGGGGAATTGACGGCTGGATTCATAGGTATTCGAGCAGATGAGAGCCTACACAGATATAGAGCCATTACAGCAGCAAAGAAAAACATGACATTCAAGGGATGGAAGTGGACAACCAAGCTAACGAAAACACTCTATAATGTTTATCCTATTTACGATTGGAGAACCGAGGATATTTGGGTGTTCCACTCAAAGTATCCACAATACTGCCATAACACAGTGTATGACCTAATGACAATGGCGGGTGTTAAATTCAGCAATCAGAGGCTTTGCCAACCATACGGAGATGACCAGAAAAAAGGGCTATGGCTATACCATATCCTAGAGCCTGATACTTGGTATAAATTACTTAACAGAGTGAGCGGTGTTAATTCCGGTTCGTTATACATACAGGAGCGTGGAAACATCAACGGCTACAATGATGTCACAAAGCCGGATGGTCATACGTGGGAGACATATACAAATTATCTTTTAAAATCACTTCCGATAAAGCTTCAATCCCACTACAAAGAGCGGTTTATAAAATTCATCGTAGGATGGAAAAAGCGCGGATATGGCAAAATACCAGATGAGGCTCCGCACGACTTGGAGGTAAAATGCTGGGCTCCTTCATGGAAAAGAATGGCTCGATGTATACTCAGAAATGATTATTACTGTAAGGGGTTAGGACAAACTCAGCCTTTATCAGAGGCTTATGAAAAGTATAAGTCAATAAAACAGAAGAGGAAGGTTTCACAAGAAATCGAAGAAATGGAGAGGATGAAGATTAGAGATAGCGTATCCGAGTATTAGAATAATTACTATATTTGTAGTTCAAAGTAACGTCGAATTACTGAGAATTTAAGTTAAGAACCCTTGCATTAGAATGCCGTCGACGTGGCTACTTTTGCAGGGGTTTCTTTTAAATAACGTCGAACATGGCAACTGGCAAAAAATCATTTATTCTATACTGTGATCTGTTAGATTCGGTAGAACACCTCACCAACGAAGAACTAGGAGGGTTGTTCCGTCACGTACTCCAATACGTGAACGACCTTAACCCGGTTTTGGAAGATAGACTACTCCAAACAGCGTGGAAGCCTATACAGCGAGTTTTAAAAGCAGACCTCGTTAAATACGAATCAACAACCGAGCGCAACCGAGTTAATGGAGCGAAAGGAGGTAGACCACCCAAACCCAAAGAAACCGACGAAAACCCAAAAAAACCCACTGGGTTAAATGGAAACCCAAAAAAAGGCGATAGTGATAGTGATAGTGATACTGTAAGTGATAATGAAATAAAAAAGAGTAAGGGTAAGCCGAAAATTTCATTTTCTCACCCCCTCGCTATTTGGGTATCTTCTTTGCCTGCCGTTTCCAAAATGAAAAACCCACTAGCCGACGAGCAAGCCGTAAAGCTCCTAGAAGATTATTCACGGGAAGGTATACAGGAGATATTCGAGGCAATGGATAACTACACACCACTTTTAAAAAAGAATAATAGTGCGTACCTTACGTTCGTCGGTTGGGTAAAGGTACGACGAAAAGCAAACCCGAACTTTGGAAGTAAGACGAAAGGAATAGTACCCACAATTATAGACGCTAACTAAATGATACACCAACTAACAGACGTACAGGGGCAACTATCAGACCTAAGAGAGCGTGGTTTCGTCAGGGGCTATACCGTTGGCTGGGACTGGGACGTATTCCCCTACACCGTAAAGCTAGGAAGCACAACTTACATAGGGGCAGCGCCAACGGCGGGTAAAACTGAACTTATCAAAGAAATACAGATCAACCTTAGCGCTATCCACGGGCTTAACCACATGATATTTACGCCGGAAACGGGTAGCCCTGCCGAAGTGTTCGCGGAATTGTGCCACGCATACACCGGGAAAGCCTACATAAAAGGGCAGTCGTCAATGAGTGAGGGTGAAAAGATAGCCGCTGAAATGTTTGTAAGTGAGCATTTCGTAATAGTTGACCCGGACGACAGCGATCTAACTATAACGCAGTTTTACGAGTTGGTAGATCAGTTTGAACGAGAACACAATAAGACCATACACACCACACTAATTGACCCGTGGAACGAACTAGCAGAAGAGTACGAGATAGCAGACTTAGGTCGAGAGGATAAATATTTAAGCCGGATATTATCGAAGGTCAGGAAGAACGCGAAAGCAAAGAACCGCCATAACTTCGTAGTAACACACGTAAGAGACCAGCCGCAGGTAGTCGTAGGCGAAACGAGATACTACCCAATGCCACACGCCAGAGAGTTGTCCGGTGGTCAGGTTTGGTTTCGTAAGGGTATGAGTATGATTATGCTATGGAGACCACCTTTCGGACTTTCAGACGAGCGCAACCGGGCGTATGAAGTGAACGAATTACAGGTAAAGATTGCCAAGACTAAGCCGAAGGGCACGAGCAAAAACGGTGTGTATGTAATGCTGTTTGATATTGAACAATGTAGGTACTACTTCCGAAGCCAAACGAACGGTGCAAAGTTATACGCTAACCGTGAGAGACTAATAACGAAGTCAAAAGCTATCCAGCCCGCTATTGGATTCGACGAACCTGATAACTTTTTAGAAGAAATGCAGAAGCCAGTACCAAGAGTTGAAATAAAGGACGATTTTTGCCCGTTTTAATACATTTTAAGTTGTATATTTGCTAAAAATAAAGTATGAAAAAGTGTTTCAAATGTTACGCAGAAAAAGATTTTAATGAGTTCTATAAGCACTCTGGAATGTCGGATGGCTATCTTGGAAAATGTAAAGAGTGCACTAAACGAGATTCTAAAGAGCGTTTAAAAGGGTTATCAAAAAATGAAGAGTGGATAGAGAAAGAGCGCGCCAGAGCAAGGGCGAAGTATAAAAAACACGGAAACAAACATAAGCCGTCTAAAGGCGCTAAAGCTGAGGCAATTAGAAAATATAAAGAAAAATATCCTGAGAAAGCGGCTGCAAAAAACAGATCAAGCTGCCAAAAGCCAGAAATCAAAGGGAATCACTTACACCATTGGAGTTATAACGAAGAACACTATAAAGATGTCATAGAATTAACATCAAAAACCCATGCGCTTATACATAGATTCACATTTTACGATCAAGAAAGAAAAATGTACAGGGATTTAAATGGCGTATTATTAGACACTAAAGCCGCTTGTTTAGATTATTACAAGAAAATAATTAAAGAGAATGAGTGATGCCAAAGCCTTTAACGACAGAACAGCCAACTACCTACTCGCAAAGGTTGGTATACGGGCAGTTATAGCGAGTTTAAACAACCGTCGGGATGTGCTTATTCAGAAACGCAACCCCAGCCATACAGACTTAATTTCAGATTTAACAGACCTAATAACAACCTTGGAACGCTCGCTAATGGTGTTTATATCAATCGAGAGAGACTTAACCACCGCATTAAGTAGATTGTATAGGCTGGGTAAAGATCATTCGTTACATGCGCTTAAAATCGATGAGTTAAAAAAAGAGGTCAGGACGTTAGAAGATAAGCTACACTCCCAACTATGAATCCAAGCCCCGAAGATATAGCATTCTTCTACACTCTTTCGTTTAGGTTGCGAACGAAGCTAAAGGAGCGCGGAGAGATTTACACTAAGCGACAAATGGATGACGTACTAAAATGCTACGCCACTATCCAAAGCGAACATTTCGCCGAGCCTACCGATTTTACAGGAAGCTGCAAAGACCTAACCCACGACCAGCTACAAATGTTAAAGGAACTGACTAAGCAATTTGCCGCGCTTTATGGGTTTGATTTGGATGAATAGAAAAAAACAATATTTTTATGTGTGTATTAAAATATTTTATTATCTTTGTAAGACAAATTAAAAAAATAGAATTATGAAAAACGAAGATTTGTACAATGAAGAGCCTACCCATGGCGACCCCAACGAAATGACAAGGGAAGAGTACCTAGCCTACTTAGAGGAAAAGCGGTTGCGATTAATAAACGAAACAGGGGTATTAGTTTGGGACCCACACACTAATACCTACCTCCCGAACACGAACGAATGGCACGAGTTATTGAAAGAGATAGCGCAAGTTTCTACCGTCCCGGGGTGGGGCGGTGCTGTTCATGGTGACAACCGAACGAAGTACAATTAACCAAAACAAATAAAAATGAAAATCACAGGAAACATTAAGCAGATCGACGAAACAATTACTTTTGAAAGCGGATTTCAAAAGCGAATTTTAGTAGTTACAACAAACGAAATGTACCCACAGGACTTACCGATTGAATTCGTTAAAGAGGGTTGCGAGCGCCTAAACTCATTTAGAGTAGGTCAGGACGTAGAAATATCCATCAATCTACGGGGAAGCGAGTACAACGGTAAATACTACCTAAGCGCTCAGGGGTGGCGAATTGAATTAGAAACAGTAGCAAACGACTTACCTGAGTAATTATGGAAAAGCTATATTGTAAAATCGCAATAGTTAAGAATGACATAGGCGCTCTAAAAAAACAAGCCACAAACCCATTCTTTAAATCAAAGTACCTTGACCTAAACGACCTACTCGCAGCCTTAGAGCCGTTACTATCTCAGAACGGGTTACTACTATTGCAACCGATAGAAGGGGGAAGCGTAGTAACTCAAATCATAGACTTAGACACTTCCGAAAAGGTTGTTTCTAGTATGGTTGTCCCATCGAGTAACGACCCGCAAAAACTAGGCAGTACCATTACCTACTTTCGCCGCTACACCCTACAAAGTTTATTAGGTTTGCAAGCCGAGGACGACGACGGTAACGCAGGTTCTAAACAGCCAACGCCACAAGCAACGAAACAACCCGCGAAGCCCGTAGAGCTTCCGCCGTGTGACGATACTACATTCGATAAGTACGTAGGGTGGATAGCTACCGGGGCTAAAACGAAGTCCGGCGAAACGATCACAGCCGAAACGCTAAGAGGTCGCCACACGTTAAACGCGGCGCAGGAAAAGGCACTTTTACTAATTCAATTAGAAGTAGAATGAGAACAGAAAAGGAATGTATGGAGCGCCTACGGGCGCACCTGAAACAAACGAACTCAAACGTAAGTGCCTTTTGTAACGAAATGCAGGCGGCAGGGTACGTAATGAACCGCCCCTCTATTGCAGAGTGGTTAAACGGAGATAAGGAAAACGAAGATCGGAAGACGCTCTCGTTTAGGCTCTGGAATCGAATAGAAGAGTATTTGGATAGTCTATAATTTGAAAACTAAAACTTAATAATTAAAAAATAAATTTGATATGAAACCTAAAAAGCAAAAAAGCAATAGCGACCAACCCGTTGTTATGCCTCGTTGTTCTTCGTGTAAGCATTGGAACAATAAACAGGCAGAATTAGAATATTCTAATCACTATGGAATATGCACTTGTTTTAAGTGGAAATTCACAACTACCAATGATGCCGACTGTTTATTGTTAGACAGGGGTAACAGAACAGAAAAATTTATGGGGGTAAACAGATTTGAAAATCAAAACAACCAAGTGCCGATAAGTGCAACTGACAAAAGTAGATACTGTTTTGTTACAGAGGAAAACTTTGGGTGTGTCCACCACAATGAGGCGTAACGGTTAAGTATTGGCGAAGTGCCACCAGTACAAACTTAAATTCAAGGCACAAAACTATCTGTGGCATTTTGCCAATACTGTGTTATAGGTAGTTGTTTTAAAAATTAGCGTTGGCAAAAATTAACAATTATAAAATGAAAAACATTTGGACAGCAAAAGAAATTGAAGCACAACATGGACATTTAATAATCAGAAATGATGCTTCAAAACCATTTAAGGATTTAGGATTTGCACGAACAGTAGTGTTCAAAATCGGATTTGGTAAAATGAAATATGGACTTTGTAACATCTTAACGGATGGATGGTATCACGATGTTGCAGATGCTGCACAGGAGTTTGCAGACCACTTAAACGCTGATGAAAGAGGTTACAGACCATTAACCAAAGATGAATTTTTACAATTAGTAGACGATGGAGCAAAACAAATATTTTACTAATTCATTCATTCATTCGAGCGGTGGGAATTTTTAAAGCAATTACCTATAACTGTTGTATAGGCGGGCGTTTCAATGCCGCCTATGCTGAGTTATGACTAAAATTTAATCTATGAGGTGCAAGAACTGTAAAGAGGTGTTCGTCCCGGCGTTGTTTAATCAAAAGTACTGCTTTTCGGACGACTGCGTAAGGGCGTTTAATCTGGCAACGTGGACGAAACGAAAGCAAGTTAAAAAGAAAGAGCTACTCACGGTGCAGGACTGGACGAAGTTAGCTCAGCAAGCCTTTAACGGTTACATTCGTGAAAGAGACAAGGGTAAGCCGTGCGTAAGCTGTTTAAACCCCAAGCCTAAAAAGTTTAATTCTGGACACTTTTTCTCTTCGGGAGGGCACAAGGCTTTAACCTTCGACGAAAAGAACGTGCACGGACAATGCGAGTACTGCAATTCGTTTCTATCTGGCAACCTCCACGAATACCGTAAAAACATATTAATAAGGATAACCCCCGACGACCTCAAAAGGCTAGACGCTGAGGCTCATAACACGGCAAACTTTACCGTACAGGAACTAATAGAGATAGCCAAAACCTATAAGGAAAAGTTAAAGGAGTTAAAAGCGGGAAAAAATAAATAGTAATTTGCTTGTATATTAAAATATTTGTATATCTTTGACAAAACAAAAACTTAATAAATAGAATTATGAAAAATGTAAAAGTGGATGAATTGATGATCGAAGGAGTGGTTTATGTACCAAAAGATTCTCAAACAAAATTAGCGGTTTCCTGTGATGGTTTACCGTATGTAATGATCCGAACGTATTCGGCAGGCGTGCATTGTGGCTACATGGAAAAGAAAGAAGGTAAAGAGGTTACTCTTTTAAATTCAATCCGTATTTGGAAATGGGAAGGTGCGGCGAGTTTATCTCAACTTTCACAAGAAGGCACGAACAAACCGAGTGGTTGCAAGTTTGGGATGCCTATCCAAAAAATCGAATTAACAGAAGCTATTGAAGTTATTTACATGACTGACATGGCTAAGTCATCAATTCAAAATGTAGTTTCGTGGAAGCAGTAAACAGCGACGGCTACGGCTCAGGCGACGGCTACGGCGACGGCTACGGCTCAGGCGACGGCTCAGGCTAAGGCTAAGGCTAAGAACACGGATATGGATAAAGCTATTGATAAGGCTCATGCAGATCAAGCAACTGGGGAGGTTGAGACATTGGGCTTGGATAACTTCACATTCTTGGCTCAGAATAGGTGGATATACATTAATAAGTATGAGTTGCTTAGGACATCCAGTGGAGCAACAGATACGAGGGGAATGTATGGAATCCTCTCACGATGGCTGTATAACTTTACACTTACTAGGCTTCTGTCCTTCAAAGGAAATGTAGTAGTTTCATGCCATGAGCAGACTGAGGGCGAAGAAGCTATGGAGTCCAAGGTAGATAAGTCTATGACGATTGCTCCAGCGATACTTGGAGGATTTAGGGATAAGGTTGCTGGAATGTTCTCAGCATCTATCTATCTTGAGAAACGTAGAAAAGGTGAGAACGTGTATGAATACTGGGCAAGGTGTCAGAAGGGGAATCAGAGGGCAGCGAAGAATAGGTATAACCTACCAGAGCTTATTCAGAATGTTTGCTACAAATCAATCTTTGAGTCAATCGGTAAAGGTTTAACTAACGGCGCAAAGCCATAAACGTAAACGGAGGATAGCATGTATCAAGGTGATAATGTTCCATTTGATGTAGTGGATGAGTATGAGGTAGCGGACTTAACAGACGTTAAAGCAGATAAGAACCTCTTTCCTGCGACAAAGGATTTGAAGGTTCGGATTAACAAGGCAGCTAATCAGACCAACGATGATAAGGATATAAGGAC